GATTACAGTGTCTTGGGTGTTCCTTTTAAAAAGAACAAAAGGAACAAAAAACGCCCTTGCGGGAACAAAACAGGTGCGTTAGGCACCTAACGCACTTCATTTATGGAGTTCCTAAACCATGCGGCTCACGCGCGCGACGCGCACGCCACGCGCGCACAAGTCACTGGTATTTTTTCTGGCGTAGCCAGAAAAAATATGATAGGCTGCTCCGCAGCCTATCACCGAATCGGACCGGCGGCGCGCCGCCGGATCGGACCCGGAGCGCGGACAAAAAAAAGCCGGAGCGCCTTGCAGCGCTCCGGCTCAGTGATCGCAGCGCGATCAGTCGCGGTAATACGGACTATAGATTACATCGTGGTCCGCATGCGCGTTGGCGTCCTCCTCTTCCCATGCTAGGCGCATTGCGTCGCGGATCGCGGCAGCATTCCGCGCCGCTTCACGCTCTGCCATATTGAGCGCGACGTCACCGCCGATCCCGAACCCGAGCGCGCCGATACCAAAGAAGACCATAAGCAACGCATCATGCGCATGCATGAGCGCGCCGACAATCATTAGAAGAAGACCGCAAGCGGCGGTCACACCAAAGAAGATACGATTGGACATGATGTAGATTCCTGCTAGGTGAAGAAGGACCGACGGCGAGCGCCGCCGGTCCGTTGGGTTTAGGCCTTCGCCTTGATACCCGTTGCGGCTCGCGCCGCGATCAGGTGATCCGCAACCGCCTGTGCAAGCGGAGCCTTGATCACCCTTGCCTTGACTGCCGTATCGATCTGGTCAATCACGTTATCGATCAGCGCCGCGAGCGCCGCGATGTTCAACGGCTTCGCCTTTGCGCGGGTCGCGGACTTATCAGACTTTTCCTTTTCTGCCTGTACCCGCTCCGCTTCATCCGCGCTGTACAGCGCATCGACTTGCGCGCCCTTGCGCTGCGCGCGCCCGGCATCGAAGAACGATGAATACATTACGCGAACGCGACCATCGATCCGCTTGCGAAACGCCGTCATGGCCTCCCACAGCGCCCTATCTTTCGCTTTCAGGTGCGCGATTGAAGTATGGGGGACGCATGCGGCAGTCGCCGATACCGTGACGTCGGCAGGTCGCGGATCATCCTTCGCCATGACCAGAAGCGCATCCTTTTCGCCCCGACGGTAGCGGAGCGTCGGCTCAGTCGCGATGTACTGGTCGCGGATACCCGCACAGATTGCGTCGCGGGTTTCCGCCTTAACAAGCGCCGGGTCATTCGTGAAGTCAACGCCACCTAATTTTGCGTAGGCGATAAACAATGCGCGTTCGACGCCTTGCGCTTGCATGCGTGATGCCGCGATAGCACCGAAGTCATGCCATCCTTTGCAATCGCGGAGTTGATCCGCAATCGTATCGAGAATCGCCTCATTCGCCTTTAGTAGATGCGCCGCGCGCTCTGCGCGAGTCGACACTACCGAAACATCCGCCGAAGCGGTAATAACTGGACTATTCATCACTGAACCTCACTGATTCGCGGTAAGCGCCGCGCCGCTTCCCCTACTGGGGAGCCGCTAGATTACCACCGTCAACTATGATTGCAATAGGTGATGCAATCTTTTTTCGAAGATTTTTTTAGTGCGTTAGCAGGCTAACGCGCCTGTTTTTTGTCGCAATCGCGGCGCAATCGCGACCGATTCTAAGGCGCTCTGCGCGGCGCGCCGCGCCGCCTGTATCATGGCATGGGCAAAAATAAAAACCGCTCATTCGGCCTCTCGCGCGGTCGATCCGCCGAACCCACCGGCCCCGCATCCCCCGATTTTTGCGTTGGAGTCCCGTAGCCGAGCCGCCGCTTGAATTCACACAAACAACGCCCTCTTTTTTCAAACTTCGTGGATGAGGCCCTCTTTTTCCAAATACCCCCCTCGTACTCTCATTTTTGTGACCCGTTTCACGTTTATTTTGGGGCCGTTACCCATCATCTAGGACTCTATTAGGAAACACCCCCCTTGATGGAACCTTAAGGTTCCCGTATAAGTCCCATATATCTTGGGGAGACCCATGCACATGTTGATTGACTGCGAACCGACCATTGAGTCAGACATCCCATTACCGAAGCGAGCAGCGGATGCCATGCCCGAGTTGAGTCCCGAAGAGGAACTCAACATGCGGGCGCGAACGATTAAACTCCTAGCCGATCTCAACGGGTCAGCGCTCTCTCCGGATGCCACTCATATAAAAGAGGCGGAGTCTTTGGCCCGTCAGATGATGACGGACCCGTCCGCTCGGCCCCAGTACGCCAAGTACCCGAACGAGACGATGGCTTATTTGGCGGGGATGATCGCCCAAACCAACTGCATGCTGGTCAACGAACTGTCTGACCTGAAACTCTACGTGGTCAACAAGTTGGTCTATGAGGTAGAACACGCACAGACGACGAAAGATCGTTTGACCGCCCTCAGAAGTTTGGGTGAGATCGACGGTGTCGACGCCTTTAAGAAGCGTTCAGAGACCACCGTGCTGGTAAAGCCCTTGGAAGAGGTCGAGAAAGAACTCCTCAGCGTACTCGACAACATCGAATACACAGTTTTGGACTCCAACGAGAATGCAAATGCTGTCGATGACGTCCCAGAAGAGGTTGTAGAGGGCGATACCGAAGAGTACGGCCCAGATGAAGCCTAACGCTTCGGCAATATTGCCCCCGGGCTTGTCAGCATCGGACATCGCGAGGCTCCGTGCGGCCCTTCCGACCATGCCGGAGGCACAAAAGCGCAAAACGGCAGAGTTGTTGGTCAAGTATTACAAAGAAAAAGTCAAAAAAGTCGGAAAAGACGATTTTTTATCTTTTATCAAGCACGTTTACCCCGGTTACAAAGTCGGTCCGCACCATTATCGGCTTGCCAAGATCTTTGAAGACGTTGCCGCAGGGCAGAAAAAACGTGTGATCGTTAATATTGCCCCCCGTCATGGCAAGTCGGAGATGATTTCCTACCTTGCACCGGCATGGTTCTTGGGAAAATACCCTCAAAAGAAGGTCATCATGGCCTCTCACACTGCCGATTTGGCGGTCAATTTCGGTCGTCGGGTGCGTAATCTTGTCGGATCAGACCTCTATAAAGACATTTTTCCGCAGGTGGAACTGCAAGCCGACAGTAAGTCGGCCTCGCGATGGGGGACGAACTTCAATGGAGAGTATTTCGCTATCGGTGTGGGCGGCGCTCTCGCTGGTCGGGGTGCTGATCTATTCATTATTGACGATCCGCACTCTGAACAGGATGCAAAACAAGGGTTGCCCCATGTGTTTGAACCGGCGTGGGAGTGGTTCCAGTCGGGTCCAATCCAACGTCTGATGCCCGGAGGCGCAATCATCGTCGTCATGACGCGGTGGTCGAAGGCGGATCTCACGGGGCAGATCATTGACCACATGGTCAAGAACGAGGACTCGGCGGAGTGGGAGGTGGTCGAGTTCCCCGCCATCCTGAACGATCAGCCGCTCTGGCCCGAGTTCTGGCCCTTGGAGGAGTTGCTCGCCAAGAAGGCCGACATGGACGTGCGGTACTGGCAAGCCCAGTACATGCAGCAGCCGACGTCCGAAGAGGGCGCGTTACTTAAAAGAGAGTGGTGGCAGATCTGGGAGGCGGAGTCCCCGCCCCAGTGCGAGTTCATCATCATGAGCCTCGACGCGGCCCAAGAGGCTAATAACCGAGCCGACTACAACGCGTTAACGGTCTGGGGCGTGTTCTTCAACGAAGAAACCAAGTCACGTAACATTATTCTACTCAATGCCATCAAGGAACGTCTAGAATTCCCCGAGTTGAAGGCGATGGTCTTAGAGCAGTACAACGAATGGAAGCCCGACTCTTTCATCGTTGAGAAGAAGTCTAACGGAGCGGCACTCTACCAAGAGATGCGCCGGATGGGCGTTCCACTCAGCGAGTTCACCCCCGGCAAAGGGCAGGACAAGATCAGCCGAGTCAACTCGGTGACGGACTTGTTCTCCTCGGGGATGGTGTGGGCACCCGACCGTCGTTGGGCGTTTGAGGTCATTGAAGAGTGTAACGACTTCCCGGCAGGGCGCAACGATGACTTGGTTGATAGTACCTCTCTTGCTCTTATGCGTTTTCGGCAGGGTGGCTTTATACGTCTACCTTCTGATGAGCCAGAGCCGATCCAATTATTCCGATCCCGCCGACGCGGAGGATATTACTAAATGAGTATCGACAAGTCCCTGTACGCCGCCCCGCAGGGGCTTGGCGCATTGGATCAAGACCCGATCAGCGTAGAGATCGTGGACCCAGAAGAAGTGCATATCAAAGGCCCCGGCTTTGAGATGCACATGGAGCATGGCAACGAAACGGAGTTCGATGTCAACCTTGCCGAGTTGATGCCCGAGAATCAACTCATGTCGCTCGCCTACGACCTGTTGGGCGATGTCGAGGACGACATGTCGAGCCGCAAGGATTGGCTCGACACCTATGTCAAAGGTCTTCAACTCTTAGGTCTCAAGTACGAAGAACGGACGGAGCCGTGGCCCGGAGCGTGTGGCGTCTACCACCCGCTTTTGATGGAGGCGGCGGTCAAGTTCCAGTCCGAGACCATCATGGAGACCTTCCCGTCGGCGGGGCCGGTGCGCACCGTGATCATCGGCAAGGAGACGCCGGACAAGAAAGACGCTGCCGCGCGTGTCGAAGCGGACATGAACTTTGAGATGACCGAGATCATGCAGGAGTACCGCCCTGAGCATGAGCGGGCGCTCCTGACGGTGGCTCTTGCGGGCAACGCCTTCAAGAAGATTTATTTCGACCCGTCAATGGGGCGGCAGGTGGCTCCCTTCATCGCGCCGGAGGACATCATCGTCCCCTACGGCGCTGCCAACATTGAGACGGCGGAGCGCATCACACACCGGATGCGGAAGACCAAAAACGAACTGCGCAAATTGCAGGTAGCAGGGTTCTATCGCGATGTGGATCTTGGGGATCCATTGCGCGTCATGGACGAAGTTGAAAAGCGTAAGGCCGAACAGCAAGGCTTCAGCGCTTCGATGGACGAGCGTTTTCAGATTCTTGAGATTCATTGCAATCTCGACCTTCCCGGTTATGAGGATGAAGATGCGGCTGGCCCCACGGGGATCAAACTTCCCTACGTGGTAACGGTCGAGAAAGGCACTTCAACAGTCCTCGCGATCCGTCGCAATTGGTTGGAGGAGGACAAACTCAAACTGCGTCGGCAGCATTTTACGCACTACGGTTACATTCCGGGTTTCGGCTTTTATTACTTTGGTCTTATTCATCTCATCGGCGGTCATAGCAAAGCAGCGACATCACTGATCCGGCAACTCATCGACGCCGGTACGCTGTCCAACCTCCCCGGTGGCCTCAAGTCCAAGGGACTGCGGGTCAAAGGCGATGACACTCCCATCGCTCCGGGCGAGTTTCGCGACGTGGACCTTCCCTCGGGTTCCATACGAGACAACATCCTCCCCCTTCCGTACAAGGAGCCGTCGCAGGTGCTTGCGGCGCTCATGGACAAGGTGGTTGACGATGCACGCCGGTTTGCAGGTTCGGCTGACCTGAACGTCAGCGATATGTCGGCACAGGCCCCGGTCGGTACGACCTTGGCAGTGCTTGAGCGGCAGTTGAAAGTGATGGGGGCCATTCAGGCTCGCATCCACTATACGATGAAGCAGGAGTTCAAACTTCTCGCGGCAATCATTAGAGACAACACGCCGGAGAAGTACGACTATGAACCTGAAACTGGAAGCCCTTCTGCAAAACGTTCAGATTACGATCATTGCGACGTTCTACCTGTCTCTGATCCTAATGCATCCACAATGGCGCAGCGTGTGGTGCAGTATCAAGCGGTCCTTCAACTCGCTCAAACAGCGCCTCAAATCTACAATCTGCCGTTTCTTCACCGGCAAATGATTGAGACCATCGGGGTCAAGAACGCTGCGAAGATTGTGCCCATGAAGGATGACATGCAGCCGGTCGATCCGGTGAGCGAGAACATGTTCATCCTCGTGGGCAAGCCGGTGAAGGCGTTCATGTATCAAGACCATGATGCTCATATCCAGACGCACATGGCGGCGATGCAGGATCCGTCGATGCAGAAGATCATCGGACAGAATCCGCAAGCGCAAGCGATCATGGCGGCGGGCGCTGCCCACTTGATGGAGCATGTGGCGTTCAAGTATCGCGCTGACCTTCAGAAACAGTTGGGCGCAGAACTGCCACCACCGCCAGACCTCGACAATGACATGGGCTATCTGCCACCACAGATTGAAGTCCAACTCTCGTCACTGGTAGCCCAAGCAGCGCAGCAGTTGCTCCAGAACAATCAGCAGCAAGCGGCACAGCAGCAAGCGCAGCAGCAGATGCAGGATCCGCTCATCCAGATGCAGCAGCAGGAACTCCAGATCAAACAGCAGGAGGTCCAGATCAAAGCGCAGATGGCACAGACCGAAGCGCAGGTTGCACAGCAGGAGATTCAACTCAAGCAGCAGCAAGCCCAACTTCAGGCGCAGTTGCAGCAAGCCGAGCAGCAGCGTAAGGCCAAGAAGGACATGTTGGACGCAGCGGGTCGCGCCGATGAGTTGAAGTTGAAGCAGTTGGAACTGCAAGTCACTCACGAGATGAGCGGGGCGAAACTGGGCGCGGACATCGCGCACAAGAAGCACACTCACATCGCACAGGTTGCTAATCAGGCTGATCAACACACGTTGAACGAATCCAAGCACGAGTTGGAGGGAGCCAAACTGGGCGCGGACTTAGCCCACAAAAAGGCTACGCACGTCGCTGACGTGGCGCACAAGTTAGACGAGCATGCCATTCGCCGCAAAGAAATTAAGAAGATGGCGGAAGGCGGCGAAGTGAAGTCGGGCAAATACGAAGAAGATCAGTCCGGTGAGGACAGTAGTGACGATGACGATGACGATAACGACTGAGGAGGTCGCAAATGCAGACAGATACCGCTGCGGAGTTTCTTGTCAGGAAAATCCGACAACAGCGCGAACGGATCGTGGAGAACATGACGCGAGGGATGGATTTTGAACCTTTTTATCACCGAGCCGTTGGGCAGGTGGAGGGTTTGGATTACGCCGTTGCGTTGATTAACGACACCGCAAAACGTGTCGCAAACGACGAGGAGTTGAATGACGATGAGTGACATCAACGTCGATAAGACGCTTTCTGAGGCAGAGCGCAAAGCCAAGCAGTTGCCGGACCCGTCAGGGTTCAAACTGCTGTGCATGGTGCCCAAGGTTGAAGAAGAGTTTGGCGGCACGGGGATCATCAAGTCTTCGGAGTCCGTCAAGGTCGAAGAACAGACCACCATCGTCCTGTTCGTGGCGAAGGTGGGGCCGGACGCTTACAAAGATCCGACTCGGTTCCCGTCAGGGCCGTGGTGCAAGGTCGGCGACTTCGTGGTCGTTCGGGCTTACAGCGGCACCCGCATCAAGATCCACGGAACAGAGTGGAGAATCATTAACGACGACACGGTGGACGGGACGGTCGAAGACCCCCGTGGCATCGGTCGCGCAGGATAAGGAGTAGTTATGGTTGAAGATAATAATGAGTTCAAGGTCGAGATAGAGGACGACGCCCCTGTCGAAGACCGTAACAAGGCCCCTATGCCCGAAGAACTCGTCAAGGAGTTGGAGAAGGACGACCTTGAGGAGTACTCCGAAAAGGTTCAGACCCGCATCAAGCAGATGAAGAAAGTCTTCCACGACGAGCGTCGGGCCAAAGAAGCCGCTGCTCGGGAACGTGAGGAGGCTCTCCGCTTTGCTCAACAGGCTTATGAAGAAAATAAGCAGTTGAAACAGCGACTTAGCGCGGGCGAGAAAATCTTCGCCAAAGAGACTACTAATGCAGCGACCATTGAGGTCAATGCGGCTAAGGCAGCGCTCAAGGCAGCGTACGAAACGGGTGATCCGGATCGGATTACTGAGGCTCAAGATGCACTGACGGATGCAAAACTCAAACTTCGCGATGTAGCGTCATTTAGACCCTCTTTACCTGATGATGAAAATGGTGTACAACACCACCAACAGAATCCTGTCCCAAATCACCAACCCGTCGTGGACCCAAAAGCCAAGACGTGGAAGGACAAAAATCCTTGGTTTGGGAAAGACGCGGAGATGACCGCCCTCGCACTGGGTCTGCATGAGAAACTGGTCCGTTCAGGAGTCGATCCGACAAGCGACGACTACTACGAACGAGTCGATAAGACGATGAAAAAACGCTTCCCTGAATACTTCAGTGAAGACGCAGATGATATCGAGGACCCCCCTCCTCGCAAGACCAGCACTGTTGTGGCTCCCGCTACACGGTCTTCTGCACCCCGACAGATCCGAATCACGGCCTCTCAGGCTGCAATTGCTAAACGATTAGGGATTAGTCCGGAACAGTACGCCCGTGAAGTCTTGAAACTGGAGAACCGCAATGGCTGAAAATCGTCTGACTCGTGAAATGGAAAATCGTGAAACGACCAAGCGCAAGATGGTTTGGCGTCCGGCGGCGATCCTCCCTGAACCTAATGCTGTCCCCGGATGGTCTTTTAAATACATCCGTACGTCAGTGATGGGTCAGAATGATCCGACCAACGTTTCCACTATGTTCCGCGAAGGTTGGGAGCCTGTGAAGGCTTCTGAAGTTCCGGAAATCATGCACCAACGTGACAACAATCCGAACAGCCGGTATCCGGATGGTGTCGAGATTGGCGGTCTGTTGCTTTGCAAAGCCCCCACTGAATTGGTTGAGTCCCGTAGGCAGCACTTTCAGGACTTGGCGCAACGTCAGTTGGAGGCCGTCGATAACAATATGTTGTC